GACCGAGATGATGCTCGGTGTCAATGCGATGGGCCCCCAATGGGGGGAGGCGGCGCGTTTCCTTTCACGTTTCGGTGGGAAGCTCTGCGCTGACCCCGATGTTTCGGGAGCCGATCGTATCAATCCTGATGATGTCAATCAGATTGCGTATTGGGAACCTGTTCGCGAATTCTGCGAGTGGTTCGGTATGCGACCTTCTTTGATTAAGCTGGGTTGTTATTTGATCGCGAGTTTGACACAACTCATGGTGAATTTTCGGGGCGATATCGTTATCGTTGAGGGGCAAAACCCCTCTGGTGGTTACCAAACAACTACCCTCAATACGTTCATCATGAATATTTTTATTCGCTACGTTTATTACAAGCAACGTTCCGAATTGGAAGCTCTCAACCGTCTTCCGAAACTCAACGATTTTCGCGACAATGTCTCCAACTTATCGTACGGGGATGACGGCGTGTGGGAGGTCAATCCGCTTGTAGCCGATTGGATGAACCCGTTGGCGTACAAGGAGGTCTTGCAATCTTGTTCAGTTCCAATTAAATTTGGGTCTAACAAGGATGGAGCTGCGGTTTTCGCCGATATCCAAGCGGTGACTTTTCTGAAGAGAAAGTTCGCTTTGCAAGCCGGAGGGCAGTGGTTTTGCCCCCTGGAACGTTCCAGCATTGAGAAAATGCTCAGCTGGTACGAACCATCAAAAACCGTTCCCCAAAAGGAACAGCTCGCCATGATTTTGGAGAGCGCCGCGAGGGAGATGTTCTTTCATGGGTTTGAGGAATTCACTAAATCAGTGATTGCTTTTACCCTTGAGGCCGAAAGGCTCGAACTCCCTCCTTTGCGGATTCCTTCTTACGTCGAGCTTACTATGAAGTACGACGCTGGGGAACTTCGATTCTGGTGAAAATGTAGCCAGGTGGGTTATCGCTGAGCCCATATTTACAAAAACGACGGCTAGAGGTGTCGAGAAGACCTCTCCCAGATAATGTCAGATAATAAAAATCAGAAAATTCTTTAAAATAAAAAGTTGAATATATTGAAAGATATTGAATGAGATAAGGGCATTAAGTGGGCAACGCTTTCCTCTTGGAGCGACCCATCCCCGCGGTAACCAGTCCGTCTTACAAGAAATTCCGGTTGTGCGAACCGGGTGAACAAAAAGCGTCATTCCCTCCGCAAGGAGGATGTCATTTTATTCAACATGGAAAAACAAACAAATTCTACTTCAGAATCTGAGGCCCCAGGTCTCGCACAACTCAAAAGTGTGGAGAACACTATAACTCTTCAAACTGGAGACATCACTCAAATTGCGGGCTTGTCCACCTACGGTGCACCTACTGCCGTCGTCCCATCTGCCATTTCACGCCCCATGGGCGATGATCTGGCTGACTTTTTCAAGCGTCCTGTCTACATTGATGAAATTCAATGGACTTCGGGATTGGTTAATAAGGTCACGTATCCGTGGCGACAATGGTTAGAGCTCAACCGCATCAAGGAGAAAACCAGGAATTATAGTTTATTCCGTGGGGA